AGTGAGTTAGAAGCTGAAGAATCCAAGCTATCTGACACCATTGCGCCAGCAAGCCCTGGACTCCCTGATAAATACAGGGATAAAAGTCTGGAAGACATTGTTCGGATGCACCAAGAAGCTGAGAAGCTAATTGGCAAGCAAGCGCAAGAAGTGGGAGAGGTAAGGAAACTTGCTGACGAACTCATAAAGCAGAACCTCAGTTCAAAGCAACAGACTATTAAAGAGGAAGAGCCTGAAGTAGATTTCTTTGAGAATCCACAAAAGGCAGTTCAGAAGACTATTGATAACCATCCTGATGTTCTCGCAGCCCGTCAAGCGGGTGTGGATTTCAAAAGGATGCAGATTCAGCAGAAGCTAACGCAAGAGCATCCTGACTACAATCAGATTGCTCAAGATCAGGACTTTGTGAATTGGGTGAAATCCTCGCCTGTTCGCCTTGGTCTGTATGCAAAAGCAGATGGTGAGTTCGATTACGATAGTGCCAATGAGTTGCTCTCTACCTACAAGCAGTTGCGTGGTGTCAAGTCTAAGCAGACTGAACAAGCGGGTGAAACCGCCAGGAAGCAGAGCATGAAGGCCGCACAAGTGGATGTTGGTGGAACTGGTGAGAGTTCAAAGAGGGTTTACAGACGGGCTGACCTGATTCGGCTGAAGATGACGGAACCTGACCGCTACGATGCGCTTTCTGAAGAAATTATGAAAGCATACGCAGATGGACGGGTTAAGTAACTTAACTTATCGTTTCTAAGGAGAAACAACAATGGCAACCTCATTTTCCCCCAGTAACTCAGTTACTGTAACCACAGCAGACAAATTCATCCCTGACATTTGGAGTGATGAGATTATTGCTGCTTACAAGAAAAACTTGGTTCTTGCTAACCTTGTTATGAAGATGAACTTCAAAGGGAAGAAGGGCGATACGATTCATATCCCCGCACCTACCCGTGGTTCAGCATCTGCCAAGGCCGCAGAAACAGCAGTCACTTTGATTGCCGCTACTGAGTCTGAAGTAAACGTGTCTATCAACAAGCATTACGAGTATTCTCGTTTGATTGAAGATATTGTCGAGGCTCAAGCCCTGAACAGCTTGCGTAACTTCTACACCTCTGATGCTGGTTACTCCCTGGCTAAACAAGTCGATACCGACTTGGTTCAGTTGGGTCGTTCTACCAATGGTGGTGCAGGTACTAATGCTTACGCAACTGGCGCGTTCATTGGTGGTGATGGTACTTCTGCTTATGTTGCCGCAAGCAACAATGAGTCAGCACTGACCGATGCCGCCATTCGCCGCACTATTCAGCGTTTGGATGATACCGATACCCCAATGGATCAGCGTTTCTTCTTGATTCCTCCATCAAGTCGCAACACCCTGATGGGTTTGGCTCGTTACACTGAACAAGCCTTTGTGGGTGGTACTAATAGCACCATTCGTACTGGTGAGATCGGTAACTTGTATGGCATCCCTGTGTTTGTCTCAAGCAATTGCGACACTGCATCAGGTTCTGCTGCTGCAAGGGTTTGTATCATGGGTCACAAGGACGCAGTGGTTTTGGTTGAGCAAGTTGCTGTTCGATCACAAGTTCAGTATAAACAAGAGTATTTGGCTACTCTGTTTACCTCTGACACTTTGTATGGCGTTCAGATTCTTCGTGCCGCCGCAAGCAGTGGTGCAGCCAAATCTGCATCTATGTTTGCACTTTTGGTTCCCGCCTAATTGCAGTTGCGCCCCCTGCCCTAGTGGTGGGGGGACTTTTTTAACCTAATTAGGAGAAATCAAAATGGCTGCTGCTACCGCTGTTGTTGTAGATAGAAACAACGATACTTTCCGTGGTATTTTTAATGACACTTGGTCTGTTGTCGCAACGCTTGATGCTGGTTCTTTGGTTGATGGTGCGGGTGAAACCGAAACTGTTGCCGTTCCTGGCGTGGCTTTGGGCGATATGGTCTTGGGTTGTTCTTTTGCCGTGGATGAAGTTGGCATGAGCGTCACTGCTTATGTCTCTGCCGCAAATGTTATTAGTATTCGTGTTCAAAACGAATCTGGTAGCACTGTAGACTTGGCATCTTGCAAGATTCGTCTTGTAGCTGCTCGCATGGTGTGAGGATAGGGGGGCTAGTCCCCCCTTTCTTATTTAAGGGTTTCAATGGCTACTTTCCGCTGTCTTCAGTCTGGTAACACAGTAAGTTTTACCTTGCAACATGATATTGACTCAATGAAGGGTCATCAGGGTTATGTTCGTATTGATGAACAAGAAGTGCCTGACATTCCTGATGAAGTGAGGACAGATACTCCCTTCATGCCGCCAGTTGTACGGCGCATGGGTCGCCCAAGGAAAGTTGCAAATGTCTGATATAGACGCTAGAGATTTTGGAAGACTGGAGGCTCAAGTGGAAGCTCTCCAGACAGAAGTTCACTCTTTAAGCAAAGATGTGAAGGCTCTGTTGGAACTTGCCAACAAAGGCAAAGGTGGATTTTGGATGGGTATGACTATCGCAAGCATTGCTGGCGGTTTCATCACTTTTATGACAGATAGATTGTTCAAATAAGGAGAACATTATGTATGGAATGAAAATGGGTGGTAAAGCCAAAGAGACTAAAAGTGCCACCAAGAAAAAGGGTGTTCCTGTGACCATTATGGTTGCGATTGGTAAGCCAAAGATGCCAATGCCTATGCGTGGTGGTCGCACTGCTACCAACATGATGAAGAAGTCTGGGAGAGGTAAATGAGTTCACTATCAAGCGCAAAAACGCTTTTGAGCGCAGTTGTTGCAACTGGTGCATCTCAAGCTGTGCAAGCTGATGCTGGTCAACCCGCATTTCTGCAAGTTGTGGGCATCACTACTGCTACTGTTGCTTTGCAAGGCAGTTTGGATGGAACAACTTACGCAACAATTGGTACAGCATTGACTGCTGATGGCATCGTAACCATTGCCAATGCTCCCAAGTATTTGAGGGCTAACTGCACCGCATACACCTCTGGAACCATCACGGCTAAAGTGTTGTACTGACATGAAAAAGACTAAAGCACAAGCCAAGATTAGCAAAGTGATGACTGAGTTTGGCAAGGGTAAATTAACCTCCAATAAAAAGGTGGTCAAAGACCCAAAGCAAGCAATGGCAATAGCTTTGTCTGAAGCAGGAAAGGCCAAGAAGAAATGAAAGCCAAGTCTAAAGTCAATCAAGCAGGGGTGTATACAAAACCCACTATGCGAAAAGCATTGTTTGAGAAGATTAAAGCTGGCACTTCTGGCGGTGACCCTGGTGAGTGGTCTGCAAGAAAAGCACAACTTTTAGCCAAAGAGTACAAATCAAAGGGTGGGGGATACAAAACATGAGCAAGTCAGCAACTCACTATTTGCCTGATGGCAAGGTCTACAAGGGTGAACTGCACAAAGTAGGCAAGACTTTGATGACGGGTGCCAAGCACACACCATCAAGTAAGGTCTTGACGCATACTCCTCCCAAGAAGGCTAAGAAGTGAAAGACCCTCAACAGTCTCTCAAGGATTGGAGTAAGCAGAAATGGCGCACCAAGAGTGGTAAACCATCCTCTCAGACGGGGGAAAGGTATCTGCCAGAGGCGGCAATCAAGTCTTTGAGTGCTGCTGAGTATGCGGCGACTACCAAAGCCAAGAGGAAAGGCACTGCTGCTGGTAAACAGTTTGTTGCTCAACCAAAGGCAATTGCAAAGAAAACGGCAAGATTTAGATGAGGTAACAGATGAAAACTCCTGCATGGCAAACAAAAGCTGGTCAAAATCCCAAAGGGGGGTTGAATGCCAAGGGGAGAGCATCTTATAATGCAGAAACTGGTGGCAACTTAAAGGCACCAGTAAAGTCGGGGGACAACCCTCGCAGAGCAAGTTTCTTGGCTCGAATGGGTGGCAATGATGGCCCTGAGTTCAAGAATGGTGAACCAACGAGACTGCTTCTTTCGCTAAAGGCATGGGGTGCAAACTCCAAGGCTGACGCAAAGGCAAAAGCTAAAGCTATATCCGCAAGGAACAAGGCAAAGGCGAAATGAGAGCATTATCAGTTGGTGTTAGTCCTACAGCGGCAGTAGACACAACAGTCTATACCTGTCCAAAGGGCTACTACGCCAAATTTACCGTCATGTATATACACAATACAGGCGGCTCTACCAAGCATATAACTGTTCAATGGTTTGACGCAAGTGCTAACTCTACGCTTGATATATTGACTGCTCTTGATTTCAGCACTAAAGAATATTTGCAGTTTGATGGCAATGCCTACATTGTTTTAGAAGAAGATGACAAAATAAAAATAACTACTCAGTCGGGAAGCACATTCAGTTTTATAGCCACATTTGAACAAGAAGGGTTGGCAAGAGCATGACACTACTAGAACTTGTCAACGATGTGTTGATCCGCTTGCGTGAACCCGTTGTAACCACTTTTAACGAAACCATCTATTCCACCTTGGTTGCAAAGTTTGTGAA